ATAATCGCAAATAATGGCGAGGGCTGTAGTTCGATTCCCACGCACTCCCGCCATTAACTGACTGTAACTGCAACGGTTGCAGTCTTTTTATTTTTAAATCGTGACTTTTTCGTGACTTTTTGCGGTGCTTTTCATAACATCATCAAAGGTATTTGCAACATCACGACCAAAGTCGGCATCATCCTGGAATAGGTGAGTATATATAGATAGTGTTGTAGATTTATTCGCGTGTCCCATTAGCCTCGATAGTGTGACTAGGTCGGTACCGTTACTAGCCACCATAGAGGCAAATGTGTGGCGTAGTTGGTGAAATGTGACGTGATCAATCCCTATACGGCTCGTGTATCGTCTTAATCGCTCGTTGACCGCGTGGGGGATTAGTGGCGAGCCGTCCTCTGATTTAATTAGATAATTGCTATTACACCATGCAGAGCCTAGTCGTTTCTTCTCGCTTTTATGGTATTCTTGGAGGGCTCTTATATCGTCCTGTAGGAACTGAGGTAGGGCACAAACTCTAACCGCCGATGTAGTCTTAGGCGACTTTACAAAATCTACACCGCTTTTACTCCTATAGCGAGCCTTATCTATAACGATTCTATCGCCTATAGGCTTATCCTCTATGCCGAGGACTTCACCACGACGGAGCGAACAGAACAGAGCCAACTCGAACATCACTTTGCTGTCGAGTGGGAGGGTATATAGGTTGTCGACAAATTTTGTAAAATCTTCTGGACTCAGTATGTGAGCCTCTTTCTTTGTACCTATAGGCATTATGATATCGTGGCAAGGGCTACTAGGTAGCAACTCCCAATTAACAGCAACGGAGCAACAACGAGACAGTACGAAGTAAGTTTCTCGGATTGTTTTAGGCGAATATCTGCGCTTTTTACGTGCGTTCGCTTTAGTCTCCATATTGGACAATTTATCAATCCACTTTTGTAACACACGAGGTGATAAGTCACTTGCCGGCATGTCGTCCAGAGTGTCTATAATTCGCTTTCTACATGCGTTATATCCGTCAACAGTATTAGGCGATTTGTTCTTTATAACGGTCTCCCATACAGCCGAAATAAGCCCATATACAGTATAGTCGCTCGAGCCTTTAGTGAGCACCTCTTGCTCCCATACTTGCGCCATTTTAACCGCATCTTTCTTCTTTACGGTTGTAAATGTCTTTGTGTACCGTTTCCTCTTTCCGTTAATAGTCTGCGAGAGGGTCGCCCTATATTTATTAGTGTCAACTTTTGTAATGTACATATAAACCTCTATAACATCGATTATTTACCAATATTCTGCAAAATTTGCACAAAAAACGCCCTAATAACAACTATTTTCGTAACTTAGTTGTAATATATGGGCGCTACTGATATACTTCTAATTGATAATTGTGTTGTGTTACTGGACGATATACCAGTAGCTCCGAATCGCTCCTATTGGCGTAGGGGCGGTTTTTTTTTATTTAATTACTTAAGCGCAACCTTCTGTGCTTTACTCATATACGCATCTGTAACTTGCTTGCTATATTCCTGGTAACGGTCTGATAACTTCATAGCCCACTCTTCATAGGTTGAGTACTCGTCACCTTTCTTCTGCATAAGGGACGCCATTCTTTCAGCACCCTGCGTGTTAACTAGCGCAATGTCACCAATCTTTTTAGTGCTGATCTCGGCAAGTTTATTTACGTCTGTAACTCCCTCAGCCTCTTTGTTGAACTCCTCAACTTTTTTAGGAGCAAGCTCTGCCATCTTCTTATCGTATTCGTTGTAGATGCTCTCGTAAGTAACTTCTTTTTTCTTCTTTTTAGGCTTCTCTGAAGAGGCTGAGTCATCACTGCACGAGGTGAGAGCTAACACAAGAGTGAGTGTCATGGCAATCGCCATAGATTTTAGTAGTAGTTTTTTCATAATACGTCCTTTCTTGATACGTTCCCGCTACCCTTTATAGACTATATCAAATTATGCCTTAATACCTCCAGGTCCTGTACAGATAGCATAGTGCATAAGTCACCGTTTCTAATATGCTCTAATTCATGTTGTAGTGCCTTTTGTTGTCGCTCTATCGAGTCCCTTGCGTTTACGAACACGGTGTAGAATGCTTGTCCATCCTCATAATAATAGGCCGTTAATCCGTGAACTTTACAGGGCAAATCGACATAAGCAACCCTGTATAATTCGTCCACGATTACTTACCTTCCTTCTTCTTTAGTTTCTCTAATAATGTTGCAACATATCTTATATCTTCTTCCGATACATCTCTTGCTGCGTCGAACAGAACGCGTAAATCATCTCTTTTATATAACTCCTCTGCAACCTTTGCAGCTGCAGAATCAAAGTAATATGTATAATGGCTTGAATCTTTCATCAAATCAGAGCGCTCTATATCAAGATACTGACAAATCTTGTCTATTTTGTCCATTCTAGGCATCTTAATACCTTTACACCAATTAGATACAGAGGCCTGTGTAACTCCGATATATTCCGCAAGTTCTTGCTGTGTTATGTTGCGCTCTTCTAAAAGTCTGTTCAGATTTTCTGAAACGATTCTATTTATTTCGTGTTCTGTCATTTTTTTATTCCCCTTCCCGTGAGAGCATTATAATGTAAGAAGTTATAATGTGCAATACTAAAATTAAAAAAATATAACTTTAAGTATTGACAATAACTTTAAGTTATAATAGAATTAAGTCAACCTAAGGAGAGGAGGAGTCAACTTGAAGAACAAATTACAGATTAGCTTGGCGGCTGCAAGAGTAAATGCGGGAATGACTCAAGAAGAGGTAGCTAAAGCGCTACGAGTATCTAAGAATACCGTTCTGAATTGGGAAAAAGGCAAGGTCAGTCCTAAATATGCTCAGTTCAAGATGCTATGCGATATTTATGATATATCAGAGGACTATATTTTTTTACCCTAGATATAACTTAAAGTTATATAACAAGAAAGGAGGTACAACATGAACATACCTATAGATGAGCGATTCATCTCGACTAGCGAGGCATCCGAAATACTGCAAATAGACGAGCAAGTATTAAGAAAGCTAGGGCAGATGGGCTGTAAGGGAATCTACAAAATTGGTAAGCAATATAGGTTCAGACTAAAAGAGTTTGAGACGGTAAGCGCTGAACTGTCGGAGAACCTGGAGAAGTTATCGCAAGAAGTAAAGAGCCTTGAAGAGGTTTACAGAGAAAAGGTCGACCGATTCGGACTGTTCGACAAGGCGACGAAACAAGCACAGACGGAGTTCTATACGATGCTCCGCGCACTGGAGATTATGAGAGGTGATACGGATGAGGCTGTTTAGTTCGGTTAAAGAAGTCATGCATCAGGCATGCGAGGAGAATGGGAACACACCGATGCAGGAAGTGGTCGGATATATCAGCATGGCTGCACTTATCCCGACACTGTGGCTGTTCCTGTATGCAGCAGGATGTAGGTAAGGAGGTAATAATGGATAGCATTAAATATTCAGAAATAAATAATTTATACACAGAGCTACAAGACAGATTGTCTAAGAAGCTTGATGAAACATATATACCTTATCGACTTACCCTTACTAGCAAAGAGCGAGAAGGCTACAGAAAAGGCATCCGTGCATGTAAATCGATTATCAAAGATGAGTTCAGTCGGCTCAGTAAATAAGGAGGCAACAAATGATATTTAAAACATTCATCATCGGAATGATGCTAGTCGGCATCGCAGTGATACTCACAGAGTTACACCGATACATGGTGTATAGCGAAGAGATAGAGAGGGAGGAGAACAATGCTAGATAAAGAGCGCATATACGGCTACGCAAGGGGTTACCTAAAGGCACAAATAGCTTTGTTGAGTGACAAGATTGGAGAGGCAGATAGCGATTACAAAGTAGGTGATGCGTGTCTACTGCAAATGTCACTGAATCAGTACGAAGAAGATTTAAGTGAGCTAAAGAGGATTATGGAGGCAAACAATGAATAATTTAGGACTTGAACCTAGGCACATGAAGCATGGAAGACTATATCACTTCTTCGGGGACTTACTGGGATTTGACCGCACTCGTCCAAGAGCAGAGTGCGACTGGCACGACCCAAGGCTTGACAAAGAGCCAACGGATGAAGAGATGAAGGCAATCGTCAACAGGTACATAGATGATCCGGACGATGTACTGCCACTAGTAGACTAGGCGGTATTTATGAAAGTTGTTATTAAGCGGAGCTTTGGCGACGCAAAAAAAATAAAGGAATTTCAAGAAGCAATTAAGGAGGCTAAAAATGGAATTAATACTACAGATGAACGCAGAAGAGGCTATCGAGGTGACAAAAAACGGAACTCTTAAGGCGCTTGCAGAGTCACTCAAGACACACGGCAAGGCAAGTGCAGAGTCAGCAGAGGAGCTACCACAAGCACCTAGTATGGACTGTGCGAGTGCAGAGCCAGTAGAGACACCAACAACCGCACCTATGCCAGAGAGCACCACACCTACTTGGACTCCTGGCGGTGGAGCTACAGACGACTCTACACCACAGACAGCAGTACCAACTGAGGCGAAGAGCTACACAGCAGATGAGCTACAGAAAGCAGCTATTGCACTGATGGACAAAGGTGTATCGATGGATGATATCGCAGCACTTCTCGGTAAGCACGGCGTAAGTTCGCTACCAGAGCTTACACCTGATAAGTTCGGAGCATTCGCACTTGATCTAAGACAGTTAGGAGCTGATATCTAATGGCAGGACACAAGGACAGAGCACACGCGCTGTTATCAGCAAGTGGCGCGCACAGATGGATGAACTGCACACCTAGTGCAGTGCTAGAGTCACAGTTCCCAGACACTACCTCAGAGGCAGCGAAAGAGGGCACACTCGCCCATGAAATGGCAGAGGCGAAGTTACAGCACCTATTCAATACGCAGAGCTACCGCAAGGCAACTCTGACTAGAACGCTCAACAAGATTAAGAAGAATGAACTCTATCAGCCAGAGATGGACGGTTACACAGACGACTACGTCGCATATATTCGTAAGGCAGCTATGGAGTTCGAGAAGACACCATACATCGCTATTGAGAAGAGGTTAGACCTTACAGCATACATACCCGATGGGTTTGGGACAGCCGACTGCGTAATGATAGGAGAGAGGACACTACACATTATCGATCTCAAATATGGCAAGGGCGTACCAGTATCTGCAGAGAATAACCCACAACTCATGATATACGCCCTAGGCGCACTAGAAGCATACAAGATGTTATTCGCTATCGACACAGTAAAGATAAGCATTGTACAGCCAAGAATCGACAACACTAATAGCAGTGCGTACTCGGTAACACTGTTAAGAGATTGGGGCGAAGATGTCAAGGAGCTAGCTAACATTGCCATTAAAGGCGAAGGAGATTATACACCGGGCGACTGGTGTAGGTTCTGCAGAGCAAGGCAGCAGTGCAGAGCTAGAGCCGATAAAAACATAGAACTCGCCTTTGATGTAGGTAAAAAGCCGCCACTTATCACTAATGACGAAGTAGGCGAGTACCTACGTAAGGGCGAAGATGTAGCCAAGTGGTTAACGGAGCTACAGGACTATGCACTAGCTGAGTGTCTAGCTGGAAGAGATGTAGACGGCTACAAGGCAGTTGAAGGTAGAGGCTCGAGAGCATGGACCGATATGGACGCAGCATTCGAGGCTATCACAGAAGACGGTACAGACGAGGCAATGCTGTATGAACGCAAGCCTCTGACATTGGCACAAGTGGAGAAGTTAATGGGCAAGGCTCACTTCGCAGATGTAGCAGGAGAATATGTGGTGAAGAGCCCAGGCAAGCCTACACTCGTACCAAGTACAGATAAAAGACAAGCTATCACTAATAAGATAACAGCCAATGAGGCATTTAAGTAACGGAGGTATTCATATGAGTTTAGGCAGAGATTATCTGAACGATTATGCATACGAAATTGAGAAAGGAAAAGAAACAATGGCAATCGGAGACATGACAAACGTAACAACTGGAGAAGTAAGACTATCATACGCACACCTATTTAAACCTTACTCGAGTATTGAAGGTCAGGAACCAAAGTACAGCGTAACGGTTCTACTACCTAAGACAGACACTGCTACCAAGGGTCGCATTGACGCAGCTATCGAGGCAGCAAAGCAGAAGGGCTCTAGTGGATGCTACAACGGTGTAGTTCCTCCAGTAGTTCCTACACCAATCTGGGACGGAGACGGAACTAAGCAGGACGGTACTCCATTCCCACAGGAGTGCAAGGGACACTGGGTATTCAGTGCTAGATCAAGCGCTGATTATCCACCAGAAGTAGTAGATGCAATGGGCAATCCAATCATCAATCACAGCGAGGTGTACAGCGGTTGTTATGCAAGAGTTAACGTAGAGTTCTTCCCTTATAACTTCAATGGCAAGAAGGGAGTAGGTTGCTCACTCGGTCCAGTTCAGAAGCTCAGAGACGGAGAGGCACTAGGCGGAGCTGCACCTTCCGCAGCACAGGCATTCGGTGCACCACAGCAGGCACAGCCACAAGTTAATCCTATCACTGGTCAGCCAGTAGATAACGTACCATTTTAAGGAGACACCATGAAGCACCTAAGTATTGATATAGAGACATATAGCAGCGTTAACATCAGTAAGGCAGGTGCTCACAAGTATGCAGAGAGTGAGGACTTCGAAGTCCTCCTCTTCGCATATAAAGAGGACGCACAGCCTACTAAGGTAGTTGACCTAGTATCTGGAGAGAAGATACCCAATCACATAGTTACCGCATTAACTGACGCATCCGTTATCAAGCACGCATATAACGCAACGTTCGAGTGGATATGCCTTAATAGAGCCGGTTACTTTACACCAATAGAGCAGTGGCGCTGCACGATGATACACGGACTCTACTGCGGATACCCCGCAGGACTAGAGGCGATTGGCAAGGCAATAGGTCTTCCGGAGGATAAGCAGAAACTATCAACTGGCAAAGCACTAATTAATTATTTCTGTAAGCCATGCAAGCCTACTAAGTCTAACGGTAGTCGCTCTCGCAACCTACCTAAACATGCCCCAGAGAAGTGGGAACTGTTTAAGGAGTACAACAGACAAGACGTTGAGGCGGAGAGTAGCATACTTAAGAAGCTAACTACTCACCCCGTACCAGAGGCGACATGGTCGGCGTGGGTGGAGGACATCGGCATTAACTCAAGAGGTGTTGCGATAGATGATCGCCTACTCACAGGGGCACTAACCCTAGACGATATGAGCACAGCAGAGCTATTAGATGAGGCTAGGGCTATCACAGGACTGTCTAACCCTAACTCAAACGCGCAGCTACTAGGGTGGGTTATAGCCCAAGGCATCGAAGTAGATAACCTCCGGAAGGAAATCGTATCAGATCTATTAGACGGAGAGCTTCCGGAGAACGTAAGAGCGGCGCTAGAGCTTCGCCAGAAACTCGGTAAGTCCTCAGTCTCCAAGTACAAGGCAATGGCTGAGGCTAGAGGCAAGGACGGAAGAGTAAGAGGGCTACTGCAGTTCTACGGAGCTAATCGCACAGGTAGATGGGCAGGTAGACTCGTACAAGTACAGAACCTACCGCGGAATTATATTAAGACACTAGACGAGGCAAGGGAGCTTGTGAGAGCAGCCAACTACAGAGGGCTCAAGCTGATATATGGAAATGTTCCGGACACACTCTCACAGCTCATCAGAACCGCTTTTATCCCGGCAGACGGTAAGAAGTTCATCGTATCAGATTTCAGCGCCATAGAGGCTCGTGTAATAGCGTGGCTAGCGGGCGAGAACTGGGTACTAGATGTATTTAAACGCGGCGGTGATATCTACTGCGCTACTGCATCTCAGATGTTCGGTGTTCCGGTCGAGAAGCACGGAGTCAATGGTGATCTAAGACAAAAGGGCAAGGTTGCCACACTCGCTCTAGGTTATCAAGGTGGCTCTAACGCGCTAATACAGATGGGGGCACTCAACATGGGTATCCCGGAGGAAGAACTTCCCGATATCGTGAGTAAGTGGCGCATGGCTAACCCTAACATAGTTCAGTTATGGGACAGGATGAACAAGCTCGCTATACACACTATAGATACAGGCGATACCACTTACCTTAACGGTCTCACACTAAGGTCTGAACTAGATATCATTAACGGACTTAAGTATTTCACTATCGAGCTACCGTCTGCTCGCAAGCTGTTCTACTGCTCACCTGGATTAGGTACTAATCGTTGGGGACACCCATCGATTGAGTATAAGGGAATCAACCAATCTAACAAGAAGTGGGAGACGCAAGAGACTTACGGAGGCAAGCTCATAGAAAACGTCGTACAGGCAATCGCTAGAGACTGTCTAGAGATAACACTGCATAGGTGCATTGAGGCAGGCTATAAGCCCGTTATGCACATACACGATGAGATCGTCATAGAGGCGGAGCCAAGCGACAAGCTCGATGATATTAACGCAATATTTGCCGAGCCGATACCGTGGGCAGAAGGACTGCCGCTATCTGGCGCAGGTTTTGAATCAACATACTACATGAAGGACTAACACTCATGATTAACGATAGACATATTACAATAGCGACCGCAGGTAGCCGTAAGTCCATTAACTGGGTAACAGGTAGCCTGATGTGGTCAGAATACTGCGAGAAGCTTAAGACGCCTATTAAGTCGAAGGAGACACTCCAGGAGTACCTAGGCTACACGAAGGCTAAGCAGGACGAACTTAAGGACGTCGGCGGTTTCGTTGGGGGCAGCCTCGCAGGAGGTCGCCGTAAGGCGGATGCAGTGACAGGGCGAGACCTTGTCACTCTCGACCTCGACAATGTACCTAGAGGCGGTACAACAGACATCCTTAAACGCGTTGGGTCACTAGGCTGCGCTGCAGCCGTGTACAGCACACGTAAGCACAGCGACTACTCACCAAGGCTACGTGTTATTATCCCGCTCGACCAGACGGTATCCGCAGACGAGTACGAGCCAATAGCTCGTAAGCTAGCAGAGATGATAGGGCTAGTGTACTGCGACCCTACAACCTTCGAGGCATCACGCCTCATGTACTGGCCAAGCTGTTCAAGTGACAGCCAGTATGTGTGTGAGATATACGATAACGCGTTCTGCTCCGGGAAGGGCATACTTGCCTTATATGATGACTGGCACGACATATCATCGTGGCCACAGATTCCTGGTGCAGATGCAATCGAGAAGAGGAGACTTGCTAAGCAAGAAGACCCGACGACCAAGCACGGCATCGTAGGTGCGTTCTGTAGAGCCTACACCATACCGGAGGCAATGGAGAAGTTCATACCAGGTATGTATGAGCCAACAGACGACACTAACCGCTACACCTATACAGGCGGTAGCACAGCGGGCGGTGCTGTTATCTACGACGGCGACCTCTTCCTCTTCTCTCATCATGCTACAGACCCTTGCAGTGGTCAGCTTGTCAACGCGTGGGACCTCGTAAGACAGCACATGTACGGAGATAGAGACGACGACGCGAAAGAGGGTACTCCAATGAACAGGCTACCCTCGTTCCTCGCTATGAAGACTCTAGCAGCTAACGATAAGGCTGTTACAGATATCATGGCTAGGGAGCGTATTGAGGCGGCTAATGAGGCATTTAAGGAAGATAACCTACTACCTACCAACGAAGGCGATATCGATACTGACTGGATATCGAAGCTCGCACTGGACTCTGGCGGGCAGATTAAGAAGACTATCAACAATGCGGTGATGATACTCGAACATGATCCGTTACTTAAGGATAAGATAGCTATTGATGAGTTCGCCAATCAAGGTGTTGTGCTTGGAGCGCTGCCATGGGATAAGGGGACCGACCAAAGGGCTTGGACTGATAACGACGATGCTAATTACGCAAACTACATGGAGCTCTACTACGACATTAAGGGCAAGGACTTACTCAGTAATGCGCTTACTATCGTATCGGGCAAGCACAAGTTCAACGATGTTAGGAAGTACCTACGTAGCCTTAAGTGGGACGGGGTTAAGAGGTTAGACACTCTTCTTATCGACTACCTAGGCGCAGAAGATAACCCATACACAAGGGCGGTTATGCGTAAATCATTATGCGCAGCAGTTACTAGAGCCATGAAGGATTTTGTTAAGTACGACTACATGCCGATACTTGCAGGACCGCAGGGAATAGGTAAGAGTACGTTTTTATCTACTATAGGCAAAGCATGGTTCAGCGACTCACTTACCACATTTGAGGGCAAGGAAGCTGCAGAGCTTATACAAGGTGTGTGGGTAGTCGAAGTTGGAGAGCTAACTGCTATGAACAGACAAGAGGTTAATGCGGTTAAGCAGTTCCTATCCAAGGTGGATGATATATACCGTGCGCCATATGGCCGCAGGACAGCTAGATATCCCCGTAGGTGTGTTTTCTTCGGAACATCTAACGAGGTTGAGTTCCTTAAGGATGACACGGGAAATCGCAGATTTTGGCCTATTGATGTAGGCGAGTATGAACCTACTAAATTGGTATGGGACGATCTCCCAGGTGAAGTAGATCAGATATGGGCAGAAGCTTATGCGTACTACCTATTAGGTGAAAAGCTGTTTCTCACAAAAGAGATTGAGGCTATAGCGCATGAAGTACAGGACGAACACAGCGACTACTCCGCGCTAGAGGGCAACATAAGAGACTACCTTGAGACTAAAGTGCCTACTAACTGGTTAGATATGACGGTGCAGGAGCGCAGGATGTTCCTAAACGGTAACGCAGCATATGAGGGCGAACTTGAACCAATGGACAGGGTTTGTATAGCACAGATATGGGCTGAGTGTCTTAACGGAGATATCAAATATCTTAAGCCTCAAAACAGGAACGAGATAGCGAGGGTATTAAGGAAAATACCGGGCTGGGAAAAGGTCAAGTCAACAATGAGATGTGGCCCATACGGCACACAAAAAGGGTTCAAAAGAGTGTAAACCCGTTAGCAAAAAGAGCGGTTTACAACAAAAAGGGTTTACAGAGTTTTGTAAACCGAAAAAATCGGTTTACAGCCGAGTTTACAAGGTCGGTTTACACTGAAACCCTTGAAAAACTAATAATTACATCTATTTGTAAACTAAGTAAACCAAAAACCTATAAGAAGTAAAAAATAGAGAGTAATAGAGATACCTAATATTACCTAAATTACCTAAATCGCCTAATTATATCTTATATACGCGTAATAGGATTTACAGTTTACGGAACACGGAGGCGCAAAAATGCTTGAGAAAGACATAGAGAAATTATTCACGGCAGAGATTAAGAAAGCGGGGGGCAAAGCATATAAATTCACCAGCCCAGGAAACGATGGTGTGCCAGATAGAATAGCAATGCTGCCCGGTGGTCGGATAGTGTTTGTAGAACTTAAGACGGACACAGGTAGGCTATCAAAACTACAAGAGCTACAGTGCAGACAGATTGCTGAACTAGGGCAGACTGTTAGAGTGCTACACGGACTGTCAGAGGTTCGGGACTTCTTCCTAGAGTTCGGACTAGAGACCGCAGCATACAGACTTGAGCGAAGACTTGGGAAGGAGGTGATAGGTCGTGAAAATTGCATGTGTTTGTGAGAAATGCGGGAAAACTGTTTATCGCTACAAATACCAAATACTAAAACACGTGTTTTGCAGCAGGGAGTGTTCGAGAGGGTATCTAAGTCACAAAATGACCGAGATGAATGAGAAACTAAACCCCAACAGAATGACACCTGATACCCGCAAAAAGTTACGCGAAGCAAGATTAGGAACTGGCGAAGGAGTAGCATACGAAAAGACTTACGGCAGGCATACCCACCGAATAGTAGCGGAGCAATTTTTGGGTAGACCTCTTAGAAAAAGCGAAGTGGTTCACCACATTAATGGTGATAAAAGGGATAACCGACCGGAGAACTTGATGGTTTTTAATAATCAAAAAGAGCACGCCAAATGGCACGCCGAACACAAAGGAGGTGATGAGACCCATGGAGTATAGACCACATGATTATCAGAGACACTGCATTAATCGCATTATTGATACACCTAGACTAGGACTATTTCTCGACATGGGTCTTTGAGGCTTGGCAAAACTTCGATAGTGCTGTCAGCAGTCAAGGAACTTAAGTATAACCGCTTCGCAATATCCAAGGTGCTTGTTATTGCACCTAAGAAGGTCGCGGAGGGCACATGGTCAAAAGAAAAAGACAAGTGGGGTCATACAAGGTGCCTTCGCATAAGCAGGGTACTAGGCAGCGAAAAAAAGCGAATAAGAGCACTTTATGAACCAGCTGATGTATATATCATCAACCGCGAAAATGTGGTGTGGCTAGTCGATTTTTACAAGAATGATTGGCCGTTCGACATGGTAGTCATAGACGAATCGTCTAGCTTCAAAAGCCATAAGGCGAAGAGGTTCAAGGCACTATCAGCGATGGCTCCTAGGATAAAGCGAATTGTAGAGCTAACGGGTACGCCTTCACCTAACGGACTTGCTGACCTTTGGGCGCAGCTGTATCTCCTGGATGAGGGCGCGAGGCTAGGCACGAGGTATGCGGGGTTTCGCGAAAGATACTTCGATGCAGGACCGAGGCACAACGGCATCGTGTACAAGTATAGCGTTAAGCAAGGGTCTGAAGAGGCGATACTGTCCGCTATATCAGATATATGCGTATCCATGAAGGCTAGCGATTACTTAGAGCTTCCAGACTGCATTATGCACGAGGTACCCGTTGAGTTAGATCCTAAAGCTGCAAAAGCCTATAGAGAGCTAGAGCGAGAGATGGTGCTTGAACTTCCGGACGATGAGGTAACTGTTACGAGTGCGGCTGCATTATCTAACAAGCTACTGCAACTAGGTAATGGCGCGATATACGGAGAAGACCACAGTGTACACGAGGTGCATGGGTGCAAGATAGAGGCATTTATGGAGCTTGTCGAGAGCCTTAGCGCATCGGGTAAGAGTGCACTAGTCTTTTATAACTATCAGCACGATAGAGAGCGACTACAGAAGGCACTAGCCAAGACGGGACTTGTTGTAAGAGAGCTTAAGACGACAGAGGACGAGGACGACTGGAACGCAGGCAAGATAGATATACTGCTTACGCACCCTGCGTCATCAGCTTACGGACTTAACCTCCAGCAAGGCGGCAATCACGTCGTTTGGTTCGGGCTCAACTGGAACTACGAGTTATACACGCAGGCTAACAAGAGACTGCATAGGCAAGGACAAACGGAGAAGGTTATCATACACCACCTAGTGTGTGAGGGGACGAGAGACGAGGACGTTATGGCAGCACTAGCGAGGAAGGACGATGTACAGCAGTTCGTCATGGAATCGCTAAAGGCACGAATTAAGAGGATTAAGGAGGCGCAAAATGGCTAAATGGATATTAAGTGCAGAGTCCTATGGGGCGTTTAGGCACACAAAAGAATATATTCCCGTTCCAAACCCATACGGAGTAACGGTAATTACAGAGCGAGAGGCAATCAGAGTAATTAGCGGTTGCCGTTGGGCGACTAGAGGGCATTACGTATATGCGAGAGACCACAAGTCGATTAGGTTCGACACACTGCGAGAGGCTCAGCGATATGCAGAGCAGTTAGGAGGTAATTAGATATGATCAACGACGAATTAAGGACAATAGCGAACTTCTACGGGAATGAGAATCAGTACGATAAGTTACAAGAGGAACTAGGAGAGCTGGTAGAGGCGATTGATGAATATAACCTCGAACATATTGCAGAGGAAATCGCAGATGTTGAGATTATGCTAGAGCAGATTAAGTATTTGAGTAACTTATACGAGACAGTCAAGTTACAGAAAGACTACAAAATCATGAGACAACTCCAACGAGTACATAAAGAGGCGCTTGCGAAGAGTACGACTACAGGTTTACCGTCATACGAGAAAGCAGCTAAAGAAACACTAGAATTCCTGGAAGATAGGACACGGATTAAGGCTACTGAGGAAAAGCAGAAGGATGAGCGAGTTGATAAACCTAGCCATTATATGCTAGACGGACTGAATGTGGAGTCAATCGATGTAATTCGTTCCGTACTAGGAATAGACGGATTTAAAGCACATTGTAGGGGCTGTGCGCTAAAGTACCTACTGAGGGCAAATAAAAAGAATGGGCTAGAGGATTTAAAGAAAGCTAGAGTGTACCTAAATTGGGAGATTGAATATGGCTGTGATAACTAGGAGATTTTTATGAGGGATTATCAACGAACAAGAAATAACAAATATGTTTTGCCGCAAACTGTCTACTTACAAACTATATATAAGATAAGGGATTATGATAGAATGGTATTAGAATTAGAGCGAGCACTAGAGTCTAGCCCAGAGCCTTCTGACGGAATGCCAAAAGGAACAGGAACAAGCAATCCCACAGAAAGGGCAGTCATAAAGCGGTCAAAGTACCTTAATGATGTTGCGGTGATAGATAAGTGTTTTAATACCGTGCCTAATGAATATAAAAAAGGTGTGTGGAATAATATTGTGTTTCGTGAAAGATTTCCAGATGATGCGGCGAGGAGCACTTATGGAAATTACAAAGCCCTATTTGTTTTCGAAGTTGCAAAAGAGTTGTGTTTGATCTAAGAAAAGGGAAAGATATGTCAAAATCAGAAATATATGCAAAACGTGATGGGATTGCGATTACTACAGAGATGAGAGGATATGGTGGGAGATATTGCGAACGTCCAGTATATTTAGTGCCTTGTCAAAAGTGCGGCACTAAGTTGCGAAAGGTTACGTATAATCCTAGCAAAGAATATTTATGTGATTACTGCAAGCTTGAAAAAAAGCGCAAAGAGGAGGCAATAGAACAAGAAATTTGGGATTTGATAAAAACACCAAAAGAGCAAACCTTTGATAAAGCTGTTGCAAAACTTTATAAACAAGTTAAGAATTTTGATTCTTATAAAGAGGCGATTGAAATTGCAAAAAAGAGAATTGAGCGATATGACAGTATACCAGAGGTATTGGTGGCGATTGAATTAATTAAACTTGGATATTCTATTATTCCGCAACAGAAAGTTGGTCGATATAGAGTTGATTTTGCAATCCCGGCAGAGAAGTTGATTATCGAGGTTGACGGGGGTTTATATCACCCTGATGGGCCTAAAGCGGGCAGGGACGGAGATATACAGTTAAGTTTGGGGCTAGATTGGAAAATTTTGCACATACCCGCTGAATGGATCTCAAATCACATAAAAATGTTAAAAAAAGTCATTATTGCAGGAACTTCGGACAACAGGGAAAAATAAGTGTGATATTATATAGACTGAAAAGAGTATATGATATACTCAAGCAAAGCTAGAGAGGAAGAGAAGGACATCTCACAGCAACGCTTGAAACGAATCCATTTAAAGTCAAACTTAATAAGGTGTTGCCCGGTACCAGTTGGTATCGGGTTTTCTTTATATCCTTAAAGGAGGTGATGTACTTGAAGTTAACAATAAAACAACAGCGATTCGCAGATGAGTACATCATCAGCGGTAATGCGACAGAAGCGGCAATTAAGGCAGGTTATGCGAAGAGAGCAGCATATCAGCAAGGTGCGGAGAACCTCAAGAAACCTCATATAAAAACCTATATCGACGAAAGACTCGAAGCGATTAACTCGGCAAAGATTGCAAGTCAAGAAGAAGTGCTGCAGTACCTTACTGCAGTTATGCGCGGAGAGACCGCAGCAACTGAGGTTGTTGTCGAGGGTGAGGGTGATGGAGTATCGTGCGCGAGACTAATTGATAAACCGCCTAACGAGAAGGAGCGAATTAGAGCTGCGGAGCTACTTGGTAAGCGTTACGGTGCATTTACTGACAAGGTATCTGTTGACGGGAATATCGCAGTTGAGTTTGTTGGGTATGATGACGTCGAAGAGTAAGAAGAGGATTGATATTCCGAAACTAGTCGGTAAGGGTTATGGTGAGTTTTGGAAGTTTAAAGGACGATATAGAGTCGTTAAGGGCTCCCGTGCCTCGAAGAAGTCGAAGACTACAGCGCTTTGGATTATCGCCTCAATGATGAGGTATCCGGAAGCTAACACTCTTGTAGTGCGTAAGGTATTCAGAACATTGCAGGACAGCTGCTATAGTGATTTGCAGTGGGCGGTAAATAGATTAGGTGTATCTAATAAGTGGGACTTCAAGATGTCTCCGCTAGAGGCGACCTACAAGCCTACAGGGCAGAAGATACTATTCAGAGGTCTTGACGATCCGCTTAAGATTGCATCAGTTGCAGTAAGTAAAGGTGTGCTATGTTGGTGCTGGATAGAAGAGGCATACGAGGTTATGACCGAGGGCGACTTCGACATGATAGACGAATCTATCAGAGGTGTTGTGCCTGATAACCTCTTCAAACAGATAACGCTGACCTTCAACCCTTGGAATGAAAAGCACTGGTTAAAGGCTAGGTTCTTCGATGTAGAGGACACCGACATACTCGCACTAACGACTAACTACTTGTGTAATGAATGGTTAGACGTTGCCGACAAGAGGACATTCGAGCGAATGAGAGTTCGCAACCCTCGAAGATATGCGGTCGCAGGTCTTGGAGGTTGGGGCGTTGTAGAAGGTCTTGTGTACGAGAACTGGAAAGAGCAAGAGTTTACCCTTAAGGAGATACAGAATAATTACGACATAAGGTCAGCCTACGGTCTAGACTTCGGTTACACGAACGACCCGGCTGCCTTTTTTGATGGCTATATCGACACGGATGCTCGCAAGATATGGGTGTACGACGAGTTTTACAAGAAAGGATTATCGAACAGAGCGATTTACCAAGAGATTAGCTCTATGGGACATGCGAAGGACAGAGTTACAGCTGACTGTGCAGAGCCTAAGTCGATAGATGAGCTACGGGGCTATGGACTCACCGTACGAGGTTCTAAGAAAGGAAGCGACTCTATTAATTCGGGTGTGCAATTCATCCAGGACTTTGAGATCATCATACATCCGAGGTGTGTGAACTTCCTCACTGAGATTAGTAACTACACATGGGCAAAGGACAAGTTCGGGAAGAGCCTTAACAAACCGATAGACGACTTCAACCACCTCATGGACGCTATGAGGTACGGAATCGAACCGCATATCGTTTACGATGAGATGACATATAACAGCGTAAGAGGAGGGCTGTAATGCGATACAAGATATCACGAGATACAGTTATGTCGCCACAACTGTTGGCGAAGTACATTAACCTACACAAGAAGGATGTTAGCAAGAGAAATAGGGTACTGCAGGATGCATACGAGAACAAATACAAGATTTTCGAGGCACCAAGAAAAGAAGACTACAAGCCAGACGTTAGGATTTCAGCAAATTTTGCAAAGTATTTGACAGACACATTCGTCGGGTTCTTCTGCGGTGTTCCCATCAAGATTAATTCAGATGATAGCGCAGTGGATGAATATCTAGGCAGGCTTAGCTTGTATAACGACGAGGACAATCACAACCTCGAACTTGCTAAGGGTGCTGATATACACGGGGACTTCCACGAACTGCTATACGTAGATGAAGATGCAGAGATTTGTTATACAGAGGTTAGCCCTCTTCAATCATTCTTTTTAGTGGACGACTCAATTCTGGAGCGACCATTATTTTTTATCCGCTATTACAAAGACAGCAACAAGATTGAGCGAGGGTCATGGTCTGATTCAACACATGTTCAGTACTTTACAAAGGACCCGAGCATCAAATGGGATGACGATCCAGTAATACATGGGTTTGACGGAGTGCCAGCTGTGGAGTATAGGGCAAATGCAGAGAGTATGGGGCTGTATGAGTCGGTACTGTCGCAGATTGACGCATATAACAAGGCTATCAGTGAGAAAGCTAACGACGTTGATTACTTCGCTGATGCGTACATGAAGATATTGGGTCCGAGGGTAGACGAGAAGACAATACCAGAGATTCGCAGGAATAGGATTATCAATTTTAGTGGTAACGGTGGTGACACCAAGATTGACGTTGATTTCCTTCAAAAGCCAGAGGCTGACGACACGCAGGAGAACCTACTCGATAGACTAGAGAAACTCATATTTGCAACTTCAATGATTGCGAATATTTCCGACGAGAACTTCGCAGGGCAGGCATCGGGGGTAGCTCTTAAGTATAAGTTACTCGCTATGCAGAATCTCGCGACGTTCAAGGCTCTTAAGTTCCAGTCTGCGATGAATCGCAGATACAAGCTTATATTTTCGAATCCTCTATCGGGTATGAAGGGCGATGACTGGGTGAAGATAGACTATCACTTCACTATGAATTATCCAGCTAATCTAGGTGATGAGGCAGAGACTGCGAAGAACCTCGAAGGTATCACCTCAAAGGAGACACAGCTTAAGACTCTATCGGTCGTTGATGATCCGAAAGCTGAGCTTGAGAAGATTAAGGCAGAGAATGAAGAGAGTGCAAGTCAGATGTTCGGCAATCTAGGAGGCGCAGGAGATGGCGACGAAGCTTAGCGAATATTGGAGACAGCGCGAAGAGGAACAGCGCAAGCGGAATATAACCGACGATGCTAAGTACGATAAGGTTGTCGACAGAATGTATAGAGAGTCATTAGTTGACATTCAGAAGGAGATTGACGCATTCTACGGTCGCTATGCTACCAAGGAAGGTATCAGCATATCAGAGGCGAAGAAACGTGTTGATAAGCTCGATATAGAGGCATACGAACGACTGGCAAAGAGGGTAGTTGCTGATAAGGATTTCAGCCCGGAGGCTAACCAAGCGATGAGGCTCTACAATCTGACTATGAAGGTCAACAGACTTGAGATGCTTAAGTCAATGATTGGAGTACACCTCGTTTCATTATCAGATTCACTCGATAAGTATTACACCTCAAAGCTCGATAGCAACACTGCTGCCGAAATAAAGAGGCAAGCGGGCATTATGGGAGACACGATAGGAGTCAACGATAAGCAAGTTCACGCTATTGTTAATGCGTCGTTTCATAGCGCCCACTTCTCCGAGAGGATATGGGTTAATAACTCATATCTAAAGCAGAAATTAGAGCAGTCGCTTCTGGCCTCTATGATTCGAGGCGAGAGACCCGATTATAGGGCGTTTAAGCGGATATTCGGCTCGTCATTATACGAGGCAAAGAGACTATTACATACAGAGCTTAAACGTTGCCGAACAGAGGCAGCTATGCAGCAGTATGATCGCAACGGTGTTGAGGAGTTTGAGTTCATGGCTTTGGGTCCTCACCCTTGCGAGTTTTGTACCGCTCTCAACGGTAAGCACTTTAAGGTTAAAGATTTCTTGCCGGGAGATAATGCACCGCCAATGCATCCACACTGCCGATGCTCTACAGCACCGTGGGTAGATGAAAAAGCCTATAACGATTGGCTCGACGCTAAAGCGGATGGAACATTCAGCGGAGGTCTTGATGATTGGAAGGAGGCTTTAAGATTTGGCAGAGGTTCTGGTAGCCCCGATATCAAAGCTGGAGAGACCAAGCACATAGGGAACGTTGACTTTTCTGATAAACCAAGGGTCATGAAAATACTTGATGCTGCCGAACGGAAGTTTGCGAGTGCCGATGTTGAGTGGGACGTAACAGTTACCTCTGACGGCAAGATTTGGGTAACAAAAGGTAGCGCCGGTGGTGTATCTCTTGTGGGAATAAGTGGTGATCGTGAGGGGGCATACTCATATCATAACCATCTCGATACTGAGACAAATTACTCATTTAGTGAGGATGACGCGGCAGGATTCATAGCCAACAAAGAGGCATATATGAAAGCCTCTGATAGCTCATACTCTTATGAAATGCGAAGACGGAGTGATACGGTTGATATGTCATGGGATGAGGTGTATCATAGATTTGTAGAGTTGCGTAGAGATAAAGCAAATCAAGCAGCACTTGAAAACATAATCGATGCTGATGAAGACGGAAACGATTATACAATGAGATTAATGAGCAAAGAGTTGAGGTTTGATTATGAACGGAAGAGGAAGAGTTAATAAGCATCATCCTGATTATCTTAAGTATGTGGACGAGTTTAACTCTTTGCGCGACGAGTGGGCTCGCAAGGAGGATGAGATATTATACCCCTTTATATCTACGGGGAAACGCCCCGATAAATTAACAACAAGAGCTGTGGAGAGACTATATAAACAGTTCGGAAAGGATGCAAGAGCTTTACAAGATAGATACTCATATCTTTTTGAGAAATAACGGAACGTACTCGGGTGACCTTCGGGCCCCGGGTCTTTTTATTGAGGACACATTAATGATACAAATAAAAGTTAATAACTACTCTGTAGAGGTGAGCGGTCATGCAGGATATATGCCACATGGCTCGGACATCGTCTGCGCTGGTGTATCCGCCCTGTATCAGACGTTGGAGGAGTCAGCTAAGGAATTAACCGACGGAACATACAAAACCTCTTCAGAGGCGGGATATGGGCGAATCTGCCCTATCGGTGAAGTGAGCAATGAGTACAAGCTACTCGTTAGCTCTTTTTTAATTGGCGTAAATGGGATTGCTGCTAGCTATCCCGATTATGTGATAGTCCATGCGGACTAGACCAAGCATTGATGTCGATAAAAGCAATGGAAGAGCCTAGGCGTGGCTGGCTATAAAAGCTACGGAAACGATAAGCATTGTATCTATAAACACATGGAGGTAATTTTATGTACTACGAAGAGTTAAAACGATGGAATCAGCGTTGGAATCTGCAGAAGTTCGCAGAAGGCGGAGACGGAGAGGGAGACGCTAACGGAGGAGACGGAGGTAATTCCGGAGACGATTCTGCTGGTGGAGATGACGACAAGAAGTATACTGACGCGGACGTCAACAAGATTCTGAATAAAAAATTTGCTGAATGGGAGAAGAAACAGGCAAAGAAGATTTCAGAAGCAGAAAAACTTGCTAACATGACCGCAGAGGAGCAACTCAAGACACTACAGTCAGAGCTTGAGACAATGAAGAAGGATAAGACACGTAGCGAGTTAGCAAGTGCTGCTAGAGGAATACTCGCTGAGTCAGATATCCTGGTTCCGGACAACTTAATCGCAAACCTTATAGGAGAGGATGCGGAAACAACAAAAGAGAACGTTGCAGCATTCTCCAAGGTGTTTAAGGCAGCGGTACAGGAAGGTGTTAAGGAAGCTCTTAAGGGCAAGACGCCACCATCGGGAGGCTCAAGCACGCTCACGAAGGAGGAAATCATGAACGTGAAGAACCTCAAGGAGCGACAGAAGTTAATCAAGGAAAATATACATTTATTTAAGGAGTAAGACTATGAACAAGAAATTTGAACTACAGAGATTTGCAGTAATCGAGAATACTACAGTTACAGGCGACCTAGAACCAGCCATCTCGATTGATCACACCAACAGACTCGTTGATAATATCGTGAAACTGCAGGAAGTACTCGGCATTACTGAAATGGAGCCAATGGCTGCAGGTACTAACATCAAGCAGTACAAGCTCGAGAAAGAGAACAGCCCAGCACAGGTAGCAGAGGGTGAGGTTATCAACCTAACTAAGATTTCTCGTAAGCTTGTTAAGACTCACGAGCTAAGACTCAAGAAGTATCGCAAGCTCGTTACTGCAGAGGACATCCAGAAGTCCGGACACGATGTAGCAATCAATAAGACGGACGAGAAGCTTGTTAGCGAGGTTCGTAAGGACATCAAGAAGGATTTCTTCACGATGCTAGGAACAGGCACAGGAACAGCTCCACAGGGCAAGAATCTACAGGAGACACTATCAGCAATCTGGGGCAAGCTACAGACAAGATTCGAGGATGTAGATGCTACACCAGTATTCTTCATTAATCCAGAAGATGTAGCAGAGTACCTCGGCAAGGCTGCAGTTACAATGCAGACTGCATTCGGATTCTCTTACATTGTTAACTTCCTAGGACTAGGTACAGCAATCCTATCGTCTAATGTTACTAAGGGAGCGCCAATAGGAACCGCTACAGAGAACCTAAACGGTGCGTATGTGCCAGCTAACGGTGATGTTGCACAGGATTTCGGCCTAACATTCGACGAGAGCGGACTCGTGGGAATGTCTCACAACGTTGCATCTGACAGAGCATCACTCGACACACTTATTATGTCCGGCGTAGTGTTCTACCCAGAGGAAGTCGACGGAGTAATCAAGGGCAAGATTGTACCTGGGGTATAAAGACAGGAGGTAAGCTATGTTTATCGTAATTAACGCATTTTTAGATCTAAAGGATAACGAGCACCTATACGAAGTAGGTGATGCGTACCCAAGAGAGGGCATTGAACCATCAGAGGAGCGCATTAAGGAACTTCTCGGGTCTGATAACCTACAGGGTCAGCCAATGATTAAGGCTGTTAAAACTGTTCCAGCAGACAAGAAGCCCGAAGAGAGTGCAGATAGTGAACCAACAGAGGATGCTACCGAAGAGGCAGCAGAGAAGTAGGAGGTCGATATGTCGGACAACGTAACAGTAATGTTGACTGGCACACTCGAGGAACAGAAGAAGGCTATTAAGGAACTAACAGAGGCGCGACTTAAGTGGAAGCTTGGTGGCGTCTCTAGCATTCCAGAGCAGCTATCCTACATCGTAACCGAGGTGTGTATATCGAGGTTCAACAAGATTGGTTCTGAGGGGCTCGCAAGTCACACCGTTGAGGGTGAATCGATGAGGTGGTCTGATGACGATTTTGCACCATATGCAGGAGAGATACAGGACTATCTCAACGCGCAGAAAGAGTCGAACAGGGGCGTTATACGATTTCTGTAAGGGGGTAAGTTATGAGGTACGATACACTTATAAGTTTCGTAAAGTTCAGACGTGGTGATTATAATGCCGAGACTGGCAATTATGAGAAAGCATCCCCAGAGATGACGGTTACACACGCAAGTGTGATGAATGCCGGGCAAGAGACGATGAGGCTCTTATATGGTGAGATAAGGCAAGGGTCACTAGTAGTGCAGATACAGGGGCATTTCGAGCAGCCTTTTGACCGCATCGAGATAGCTGGCAAAATGTACACGGTTGATCAGCGGAGGCGATTAAGAGCCAAGGAGACATTTATCGTGTCGGAGGTGCAGTAATGGGGACTAGTATCAAGATTGTTGGGCTCGATAAACTAAACCGCAAGCTACGTAAGAATGCGACTCTTAACGACGTTAAGACTGTCGTATCAACTAACGGTAGTAGACTCGAGAGAGAGATTAAGGCTAATACCAAGATGGCATATGTTAAGGGCTACTCGGAGCAAAATACCGCCGACAGTGTTAACGGTAATCCGCTAGATGGAGGTATGAGTTACGAGGCAGGAATAGCTATGTCGTACAATCCTTACACGGAATTTGGTACGCGTTTCATGGAACCCGAGCCCGTGGTAAAGCCAGCAATCGAGAAAGTAGGCGCTCAATTTGAGCGAGATATGAGGAGGTTAACGGAATGATAGATCCACAACAGGAACTTTTCACCAAAGTAAAATTAGCGGCTGAGGCCGTAATAGGGAAAGAAAACGTATATGATGGATTTTTGCCTCCAGAGGACACACCTTATCCGTTCGTATATCTTGGAGATGCGTATCAAGTAGATGATGCCAACAAGAGCGCTATATTTGGCACCGTATCACTTACTGTACACGTGTGGCACAATACACCAGAGGAGCGCGGTACTGTATCAAGCCTCATGCTCAAGATTAAAGAGGCGGTAATGCAACTCAAAGGAGGGCATTACGCATGGGATTACCGCAACGGGCAGACACGAATATTGACAGATAATACTACTAAGCAGCCACTACTTCACGGAGTAGTAGAGCTGCATTTTCATTTTAGTTAGGAGGAAATATGAATAAGTTTAATTTACAGCAGTTCGCTGTTGCTGTATCAGGTAAGAAGATCGTATACCTATTCCGTCTTCTCTCTAAGGCGCAGAGCGAAACGGGGAGCATATTGGCGTTTGTAACGGAAAATGGTCGTACGAAGTCAAGGGATGCTGACACAACTGCGACCAAGGACGGCAGTGTAAGGACACCGGGAGCTGTTGAGACAGAGATTACATGCTCATCTCTTATGGCAAAAGGTGACAAGATGATTGATAAGCTAGAGAGTGCGCTTGATTCTAACGAGATTATCGAGATTTGGGAGGCAAACCTCGAAGAGGCTGGAACAGGAACTAATAAGTTCAAGGGGGCGTACTTCCAGGGCTACCTCACGGAGTTTGAGAAGAACTCAAACGCAGATGAGTCTGTGGAGATCTCGCTTACGTTCGGCATCAACGGCACAGGCGTCAAGGGTGATGTGACCGTCACAACAGCACAGCAGGAGATGGCTAGCTACGTATTCAAGGATTCAGTAGCTGGAGCATAGTAGTTTAACCAGGGGGTGGCATAGGTCACTCCCTTTTATTTTTAGTAAAGGAGAATAACAATGGCAGATATCATCATAAACGGAACATCTTATCCTTTGAAATTTGGAATGAAGTTTCTACGAGAGGTTAACAAGCGTAATGTGGTACCAGTAGAGGGTATGAAGGGCGTAACAGAAAATGTCGGCATGAAGTGGATGATTGCAGAGCTCATGGATAACTCTGTAGAGGCTCTTGCGGACGCTATCTTCACCGCTAATAAGACCGAGTCGCCTAGATTGACATTGCCCGAGATTGACGAGTTCCTGGATAGCGAGGAAACCGATATCGACGGAGTTTTTAATGACGTGATAGGTTTTTTAGAGACAGCCAATGCTACCAAGAGGCTAGTGCAGGATATGAAGGAAATGGTAGCGAAGAAGAAGGCGGAGACGGAGCTGGAGGACGAGATCATCTAGATGAAGAGGCTTTGTATCGTCAAGTGGCTATAGACTGCTTCCGATACTTCGGTTTTACCTCGTTTGATCAAGTAGATAGGCTGACCATCTACGAATACAACATTTTGATTGAGGCGGAAAATCTTAAGCAAGTGGATAGGGACTATAGGAATCACCTACAGGCATACCTTAACTTCCAGGCAACCGCCAAAAAGAATGTTGGTAAGACGAAGCAGAAACCTGTATTTGATAAGTTTATTAAATTCTTTGATTATGACAAAGCAATTAAGAAGGTGCAGGGGAATGAATCTAACAAAGGTCGATTCTCTGCCCTTAGTAAATATTTGAAAGAAAGGAGGGCGGACGAATAATGGCTGAATCTTTTTCCGTAAAAGCAGTTTTATCGGCGCAGGATAAGAACATGTCATCGACATTCAAGAAGGTGCTCGGTACGACTGATTCTCTCGGATCTCGATTGAAAAGTGGTATCGGATTCGGTGCACTTATGTCGATAGGTGGCGGAGCAGTGCGATTCCTGGGTAACGAGATGCGTAATCTCATGTCGGAAGTCAACGAGACTAATAGTGCTTGGAAATCATTCTCGAATAACATGTCTATGTCGGGCATGAGTCAAAAACAGATTCGAGCCACGAAGAAGGACTTACAAGCATTCGCGGTTAAGACTGTATATAGTTCAAAGGATATGGCATCTACATTCGCACAGCTTTACGCAGTCAACAAGAAGACTACTACATCTCTTGTAAAGGGTTTCGGAGCAGTTGCGGCCGCTTCTGAGAACCCTAAGCAGGCTATGAAGACGATATCTACTCAGGCGACTCAGATGGCTGCTAAGCCTACTGTTGCATGGCAAGACTTCAAGCTGATGCTCGAACAGTCACCAGCAGGACTCGCCCAAGTAGCGAAGGCTATGGGCATGACAACTGCAGAACTGGTTAAGAATGTTCAAGATGGCAAGGTTAAGACCGAGGACTTCTTCAAGGCAATGGAGAAGATGGCTGATAATAAAGCCCTCATGAAACAAGCTCAGCAGTACAAGACGCTAGGTCAAGCTGCAGAGGGTTTGAGGGCTGTTATAGCCTCGGGACTAGCACCAGCATTTGATGCGCTCACTAGAGGCGGGGTATCAATTCTATCAAGTATGATGGAAGGCATATCAAAGCGATTCGCAATCTTAAGCAACGCCTTCAAGGGTGTTGGTAAAGCGTGGGGCTCGGCATTTAGCGCGATAGGTAAGGAACTCGACAAACTTAAGGCTAAAGATGGACTAAAAAACTTCGAATCGGGGGCTAAAAGCGCGGCTAGTGCGATGAAGAGCCTAGCAAGTGCGGCCAAGGCAAATGCGAAACCTATAGCGTACCTCATACACCACATACCAGAGCTTATAGAAGTATTTATAGGTTTAAAAATAGCGCTAAAGGCTGCTAAATACCTTAACGCGACAGCAAAAGGTGCGGAAGCAGCGGCAAGTGTTCTGCCTAAAGTAGGTATGGCAGCTAAAGTATCGGGATCGCAAATGTTGGGCTCTGCAAAAGCCTTTATGGCTACAGGTGCAGGTGTTCTGATGATAGCTGCAGGTTTCTATATAATGGCTAAAGCTGCGGTAATGCTTGCGAAGTCGGGTAAGGGTGCAATAGGCGTATTCGCTGGAATGGCGATTGCTATAGGACTACTTGGTGTAGGCCTAGTAGTGCTCACAAAGGCAATGAGCTCGATGAATCCGGCAAAACTAAAAGCAATGTCAGTCGCAATGTTGGCGTTCGGTGGTGCGATAGTGTTATGTGCTGCGGGAATGTGGATACTGTCCAAGGCGGCGAAAACTATCTCCGATGGCGGAGGGTTAGCCGTTGCGGTTCTTGCGGGTATGGCAATAGCTATCGGACTACTTGTAATAGCATTCGCTAAGTTCGGACCCGCTCTCGATGCAGCAATCCCAGCGATGCTCACGTTCGGTGCAATGGTACTAATGATTGGTGCGGGCATATGGCTAGCTGCGAAGGGAATAGCAGCAGTAGTTACTGCGTTCTCAAGCCTAGTTGATTCTGTTACCGGACTCATTAACGTACTACCTATGGCGGCTCAATACGGTTTACAGGCAGCAGGAGGTATAGCGCTAGTCGGTGTTGCGTGTGTAGTAGCGGCGGCTGGAGCAATAGTGCTAGGGATAGCAATGATTGCATTCGGTGTAATGGCTCTAGCTACAGGAGCAATGCTAATCGGAGCTGGAGCAATGGCAATGGCTGGAGGTATTATGTTCCTCTTGTTCGGTATCATGGTAGGCTTGGCAGCAGTCGGCGTCGCAGTTCTTGCGTTAGCCCTTAAGGCGGTCAACGTATCAATGAGAACAATAGCAAGTAACGCTAAAGCCTCTGCATCAGCACTAGTAACTATGGTGGGCTCAATCAACATAGTTAAGTCTGGATTAAATGCAATAGGCTCTGCAGCAAGCTCAGCAATGAACAAACTTAAGTCTGCATTTAGCGGCGCAGCACAAGGTGCAACCTCTTCGGGCTCGGCAGTTGGTAATAACTTCAATAATGGCCTATCTAGCGGACTGAATTCTGCTGTAGCAAAGGCGCGGAGCATATGCAACACCATCAAGAGCGTTCTTAGCTCTGCAGGTAGCGGAGCATACTCAGCAGGTGTATATATTGGTGTGGGGCTTGCTAACGGTATGGCATCACAAGTAGGCAGAGTAAGGAGCATAGCTACAACTCTGTCTAATGCAGCAGACGTCGCTATCAAGAAGGCGCAAATAATTCGCTCTCCATCACACAAGCAGTTTGACAACGGTGCATACATTGGTCAAGGACTTGTTAACGGTATCAAGAGCAAGATACAAGATGTAAGAGTTGCTAGCTCAAAGCTAGCAGGTGCATTCTCGCCTCAGCTAGGCATGGTCGGTGTTGGCGGAGGTACTCTAGGGCTATCTAACGAGTACGAGTACAACTCTGCTGCAAGGTACGAGATCCATGTACACAGTGAAATTGACGGTCGAGAAGTTGCATATGCGACTGTTGACGATCTCACCGCTCTACAGGCAAGGAACGAAAAGCGCGACCGCAGACGAAAGGGAAGGTTTTAATCATGTATAAATTTACGGATACGATAAATAATCAGACCTCTGCGGTAAGACCTAATGAGGCAATGTCTATCAACGGTAGGTATATCGAGGATATAATACCTGGATATAGGACACTAACGGTACAGGGGCGGGAGCTTCTCGCCTCTGACCTTACTACTGCAGATATAGCCTCTAGGGACGGCTCAATCCTCAAGAATAGACGATATCCGTCGAGGTCGATAACTATTACCTATCAGCTAATTTGTAACGACAGCGGGGCATTTAGAACCGCATACGACAAGCTAAACGAGGTGCTTAATACCACTAATGCAAAGATTGTATTTGCAGACCAAGACGACCGATTCTATATCGGAACACCTCGAAACTGCGGAGAAGTGCCAACAGGTCGCAACTCTGTAGTAGCTGATTTCGAAATACTATGCCTAACACCGTTCAAGTTCAGCACGAGCGAATACACGGTACAGGCTATTAATGGAGTATTTAATGTTAACTACAACGGAACTGTTCCGAGTTCGCCTCTGTTCACCGTAGATTTTGCCCAGGCACAGCACGGAGAGAGCGGATACGTAGTGTTTTCGGATGCACAAAGCCACGTTATACAGCTAGGCGACCCGAAGGAACTCGATACAACCTCCCATACAGAGAGCGAGACCCTCATAGATGATAAGTTCAATGAGGCTACTCTCAATGGTTGGGGCAAGAATGTAGGAAAGCCACACGAGGGTCACCTATATCAAGGTGCATGGCAAGTCAAGGAGTCGGGCGGTAAGTACATCACACCGTCTAGCTACGGTACGAACACGAGCGCAGAGCTTAGCGGACCATCTGTAACGAAAGAGATACCCGCTGATAGTTCGGGTGTTAAAGGGGCGAAGAACTTCGAGATGTCATACTATCTAGTTTGGTCGCTCAATGACAGTTGCGACCCTCGTTGCCTGGGAACTTACGAGTGTATGATTCATGATGCGAGTGGCAACGTTGTTGCGGGTGTAGAGCTACTTAAGTGGTACTCGGGGACTGCTGCTAATGCGAAGATATACGCAGGTGGTAAGTATGTACATTACTTCGAGTTCGATGCGGGGTACTTCTCCGATTGGTTCGGGTTCGGATACGCAGGACACCCGCCAGTAAGGACTATATCAATTAGTAAGATTGGCGATCAGTTCCGATTCAATATAGCGGGTCGCATTTTGTCTTACACGGTGCCAGAGGGTAAGGATATGAAGGCTACTAAGGTTACATTTGCCTCGACAAAGTATAGAGGTATGGGAGACACTTATCCTCCTATGCTCAATTACTTATTCTGGGTAAAATTCCGAAAAACCAATGTAGAGAAATTCGACGACATCCCTAACAAGTTTGCACGGGGCGACAATCTCGTAGCTGATTGCTCGGATGGTTCTATAAGGGTGAATAACCTCCCTAGACCAGATTTAGGGGCACTCGGTAACGATTGGGAAACCCTAAAACTCGTTCCAGGGCAGAACAGAATAAACTTTGCTTGCTCCGCCTTTACAACGGATAAACCTACTGCAAAGCTGACCTATAGAGAGGTGTTCCTATGATTATCTACTTTGCCGATAGGAAAATGCAGATACTCGGTCAAGCTTCAACTAACCTTAATGATGGCATATTTATCGTTGACGATAGCAAAACGGAATATGTATCTAACGGAGTTGTTATCTTCGAGGCTACCGTATGCTATGGCGGCACCGCCATAAAAGACATGCGAAAACTCTGTACAGCGGGTAATTATTTACTTCGCAAACACGATGCAGAGAATGAGTTCTACACCATAATCGATAGAGAGTTTAACGAGGAGAATAGGGAGGTCACTCTATACTGTGAGGATGCAGGAATGGACCTACTTAATTCCATTGCTGAAAAGTATGAGGCGTCACAAGCCTATACCGCTGCCGGATACATTGATGAGTGGATAAGGGGTACTGGGTTCGAAATCGGTGTGAACGAGATCTCGAATTTAAAGAGAAAGCTCAAGTGGGATGGAGAGAGCACTGTAGCTGAACGTATCGCATCGATTGCGACTCAGTTCGATAATGCGGAAGTGTCCTATTCGTTCGAAGTAGAGGGAATGGCGGTCAAAAGACTACTAATTAACCTGTGGAAGAAAAGGGGCAAAGACGCGAAGATACAGCTTAGGCTCGGTCGTGATGTAAAGAACATACGCGACAAAGAGTCGGTGCAGACACTCGCAACAGCTCTAAGAGTTACGGGCGGAACTGCAGAGGGTAGTAGCGAGCCTATAACACTAGAGGGATACAGCTACGATGATGGTGATATATACGTAGACGGTAAACTCCTCAAATCAAGAAGTGCCGTTGCACAGTGGGGCAGCACATGGAGTAAAGGCAAGCATATTGAACGTACGTACAGTTTTGAAACGACCTCACAATCAGAGTTATGTGCTCATGCGGTGACGGAGCTCAAGAGGTTGTCTAGTCCGACAAAGACTTATGAGGTCGATATCGTGACTATGCCCGATAACCTATCTATAGGCGATATAGTCTACATCGTAAGCGACAAGGGAGAGCTCTATATATCAAGTAGACTACTTGAGCTCAAGACCTCTGTATCGGGCAAGAAGATAGAGGCTAAACTAGGCGACTTTGTCGAGGAGGATAGTGGTATTGATGACCAGGTGAGGTCGCTTGCCGATAGGCTTGCTAATCTAAATCTAACGCCTAGCACAGGAGGTAGCAGTAGCTACAACCTAACTGTTGAGAGTTCGAGCGGTACAGTGTTCACGGACACACTAATTGATACGAACCTTACAGCTCATGTATACAAGGATGGTCACAAGATAACCGACAGCGAAATTGCTGCGGTCGGTAAAGTTGTGTGGTACAAGGATGGTGTTAAGGCCCACGAGGGCACAACATATAGAATTCAGAACGTAGAGGCGGCAAGAGTGTCCGCTCAATTGGAGGTGTAATATGGATATCTTAGCTAGTGATAGCATTAATCTTAAATCAATTAAATCAGTTACCGAGAAAGTTGAGGAGGCGAAAATGGAAGCTAAACAAGCTCAAAATGCTGCAATTGAGGCTGCGAAAACAGCGACAGACTATATGAAGTTCGAAGAGGGCGTGGGATTAATCGTGTCGAAGAATGCACAGTCGAATGAGGGTGCGTCAACAGTGCTCACAGATGACTCACTGCAGATTCGCAAATACGGTGAGAAGTGTGCTGAGTTCACTGATGATAGAATTAGCTTTTATGGACGTGGCAAAAAACTTGTTGAAATAAAGAGCTTTAATGATGACATAGATAGCGATTATACCGTCAAGGGTGCATCAATTGATTGTGAGGGATATGGAGCGGTGAATGTGTTTACAAGGGATGTTGTCGGCCAGGGCAAGCACGCAGCACTTACCGCTACAGCTGGATCGTACAATCCGAATACAAACGTATCGGAATTCATTTCGGCAGCTGCCGATTTAACTGCTGTAAGCAAATCGGGAGTGGCTGCATTTGTTGTGCACAGCAACTCAATGCGAGAAGATAACGTAATCGCAAGCCTAATCCACTCACCTAAGTTAAATGGTATCTTAGATCCTGTAGTAGAATTCGACAGCAAGGGCACCATTATCGCTAAGGCTATAAGGGTTGATAAGATAGAGGGTCTTTACGAGGATTCCAAAGTATCAGCAGGAGGTATAGTGTGGAATGTTCGCAAGTATGCTGACGGTACCGCTATTGCAGAAGGTGAGTGGTCGGGCACAGTATCTGCTGCGAATGCGTGGGGACCCGTCTACTACTCAGGAGGAACAAGCACAGCATTACCGCCTGGCTTATTTATAGACACACCACTAACTAGTGTAGAGATTGAGGCGCCAGATGGTGAGCTATGGACGACTCGTAAAATGTCAACCAAAGACTATATCGGAGGTATCTACTACATATCGATGAGCAGGCTCTCAAGGGTTGACGCAAGAATACTATATAGGGCTACAGGAAGGTGGAAATAATTCCGCATGATAATTAATTCTGGCACCGTCGCAAGGCGGTGCTTTTTAATGAAAGGATAACGCGATGAAACCAGAATTCATAGGGAGTTTAGTCATAGGGCTAACCGCTCTAATTGGACTAATATCAGCGCTCAATAACTATGTTGGAAAGCCTGTAAACGAGCTCAATTCGTCTATTAAGGCTCTCAATGTAAGGATTGAAAATTTAGCGACAGACGTAACTGCAGTTGAGTGTGCCGTAAAAGAGCAAGAGGCGCACGACAGAGCGTCACATAGCAGAATGTGGACGAAACACAATGAACATGATAGTCGATTAAATGACCATGAAAAGCGTATTGGTCATTTAGAACATATTAATAAGGGGAGTAAGATTGATGAAAATTAATTGGAAGATTCGATTTAAAAACAAAACATGGCTACTAACGTTTATAGCTGCGGTGCTAACACTTGTATACAGGGCGCTGAACATTGCGGGCATCTCTCCGCATGTTGCACAGGAGCAACTCGTAGAGCTCGCAACTATGCTCGTTGGCATACTAGTGCTACTCGGTGTAGTTATTGACCCGACAACTAAGGGAGGTGGCGATTCCGATACAGCTATGTCTTATACACAGCCTAAAGACGACTCGCAAAAGGCGGAAATTCGACCTATAGCGAACGATAAAGCAATTAACTATGAAGATATCAAAGAGGGACTAAAAGGCGCGGAGGTACTTGAAGATGGGCGTTAGGGAGGCAATCGTTAATACTGCGATTAGATATAATGGGATGCCATTTCAGGGTGGCTCCCATAAAACTCTAATCGATGAGTTTAACAAACACAAACCAGATGGGTGGGCGATGACCTACTCAGCGAACTTCTGCGCTGCATGTGCCAGCGCAATAGCTTACTTATGCGGGGTAGGTGACGCCTACCCTTGCTCTGCTAACGTAGGCACAATCGTAGCCAAAGCGCAGAAGATGGGCATATGGGTAGAGAATGACGCATACGTGCCAACTGCGGGCGACTGGATAATTTATGCTTGGCAGGACTCTGGTAGAGGAGATAATACCACAGGTGCTAGCCACGTGGGAATTGTCGTATCTGCAGATAGTAGATATATCAATGTATTTGAGTTTAATATTCATAACAACCACAGCACAGGCTACCGCAAGATTGCCACTAATGGTAGGTTTATCAGAGGTTTTGTCGTGCCGAAATTCCAGTCATACGGTTGGATACAGGACGGAAGGGGCTATTGGTTCAAGAAGAAGGACGGTAGCTATTATAAAGCAGAGTGGCAGAAACTAGACGGAGAGTGGTATTACTTCGACGCAGACGGCTATGCTGTTACAGGTTGGAGGCAGATTAGTGGTAAGTGGTATTACTTCAACTCTGATTGCAAGATGCAGACAGGTTGGATAAGCCTTAGCGGTCGTTGGTTCTGTCTTGCATCAGACGGGAGCCTATATACTAGCGGAGTACATGAGGTTGACGGCAAGTCGTACTACTTCGACGGTGACGGAGTAATGCACACTGGATGGGTCAAGGTCGGCGACGATTGGCAGTACTTCAAGGATGATGGCACCCGTGTTGATAAGGGTATCGTCAAAGGCGATTCAGTTTATATCATCAAGGACGGTTCACTCGTTACCGATGATAAGGTAACCGTAGAGGCGAATAAGGACGGAGCGATTAGCGTTGTTTAGCTGATTGTGGTATAATCACATTGAGAGAACCGCATTGATTGCGGTTGAGGGTGGATACATACAGGTTCACCTTTACTAACAAAGTGCTATACGCACCGTAGTGTTAATGGATCGGGCAGTGTGATGCCCTACCGTGTACACGTGAGACGTCGAGATTGAGAGGGT